GCGAACAACTGGAGTCCCAAATGAGTATCCCATATTACACTGAGATCGTCGAATATTTGACGGCCTTGGAAGATGATTGGGTACAATGGGCTTCAGATTGTAAGCGAGCCACGCTAGAGTCTGATGAAGGCCAGGTTATTGTAGCGTACCTCATGAAGAGGGCGCTATATGCCGCCTTGCTGGAATTATTTAAACCATATGGATCTGCAATTGTATGTTTCATTTTGTGTGGCTTTTTAGCTGATGCTAGACTATTTCTCTTGTCTTTCCCTGTCCTATATCATTTTTGTTTGGAAGGGAAGAAGGTTTATGATGAGATTAGAGAGCAAGTCATTGAAGAGCAATGCCAAGTTACAAGACCATCTGAGCGCTTTATGAATATTTCTTGGGCAACCAAGAAAAGGATTATTACCGCTCTAAGTGTTATTGGACTTTGGAAGTTGTTTGGTGTCTTGGTTTCGAAGTGGAAGGAATTCCCTAAGAACCAAGCAGCACCTTACGTGAAATTGGCACCTGATGCGAAGCCCTATCAAAAGGAGACTGAGTTTTGGGATACACGTACTACTGAACAAAAGTATCAGTTTGGAGATGCAGGTGTGACAGACATTGCCAGGTCAGTCACTCCCGATCGAATCGAAAATGTCATTGGCAAGAGATTGCTGATGATTACTAAGGAAGACGGAACAGCGTGTGATGCGCTGCCGCTCAAGTCTAATGTATTTTTGATCCCTAACCACTTTGTTGGAAAGAAGACCGAGTACATTACGGCTGTTAGAGTGGGTGGACACACATTCAAAAACATCCCGTTATCTGCAGACATTTGTGAACGCATCCCAGGAACCGATCTTGCTATCTGGTACAGTCCATGCATGGGCTCCCAGAGAGATATTACTGCTTTTTACCCACTGGAGATTAGCGAGGAGAAGAAACTCGAAGTCTTTACTCTGTACAACAGAACAGGTGAGTTAGTCAAGTTCGCCAAGATGATGGCAGTGAGACAAAAGATCACAACAACCGATGGTGGCCGTTTCAGTGGCCTAAAGTATACATTCCCGGAAGAAACTTTCGGCGGATTATGCATGGCTACACTTATTGGAACTGCAAAGGGAACACCCTTTATTGCAGGTCATCATTTAGCAGGCAGAGCCCATCAAGGTGCTGCTGGATTTGTGACAAGGACACAGATTTTGGATGCTATTGCTCGTTTGGAAGAGCGTCCAGCTGTGTTTACGTCGCATTCATCAACCCCCATTAAAACATCAGCTTATGGTGTCTCATATGGGCCTTTGACTGCACCCAATCCAATGTGCCCTACTAATGATCTATCAATTGATTCTAAGATTAAAGTACATGGTGCACACACCATGCCAGGGGCAAACAACACTAAAAGCAAAGTGGTGACTTCAGTTATCTCCGCTTCAGCTGCCAGGATTATGGGCATCCCTAAGATGCACGATAAGCCTGAAGACATTGGACACAAAAAGCACAAAGTACTTGACATGTCGAGGAAAGTGCAAACAGCAACAAAGTTTGATACGGAGCTCGTAGAAAAGGCATTCGTAGATTACACAAAAGCTCTGGAGGCAATTCCACGATCTGAACTAAATAAATTAGGAAAGATTGATTTGGATGCGAATCTCGCAGGGTTAGACGGAGTCGTTGGCATTAATGCCATGAATTTTAAGACTTCGCTGGGTTTCCCACTGAAGGGACCCAAATCCCAACTCATTCACAAGAGTGACAGGAAGGTTGAGGGAATTGATTGTCCACGCGATCAAGACCCTATCATCACCGCAGAAGTTGAGAGGTTGGAGAAAGAATTGCTCGAGGGCAAATCAATCAACACCATTTTCAAAGCTGCTTTGAAGGACGAACCGACCAAAATTGGTAAGGGCAAGGCAAGAGTGTTTGCCGCCGCCAATGTCGCCTTTGTAGAACTGACACGTAAGTACTTTTTGACGATGGCAGCATTGTTTCAGCGTAACAAGATTACAACGGAATGTGCTGTCGGCACAGTTGTGCAGTCGCCAGAATGGACTGAATTGTACAAACACATCGGAAAGCACGGATGGGATCGTGCTATTGCTGGAGATTATCAAGCATTTGATGGCAAGATGTCCCCAGAGTTTATTTTACTATCGTTCAAAGCCATGATCCAACTCGCAGAGCGGTCGGGCAAATATGATTCAGATGATCTGATGATTATGAAGGGTATTGCAACAGAAATTGCATACCCAACTTACGATTATTTCGGAACCATCCTCCAATTTTATGGTTCCAATCCTTCCGGACACCCATTGACAGTAGTAGTTAATAGTGTTGTGAATTCCTTATATATGAGGTACACATACTATGCTATTGCTAGAGATAAGAGGTGGTGGAGGGTACCACAATTCAACAACGTTGTTTCTATGATGACTTATGGAGACGACAATATCATGACAGTGAAGAAGGGATATGACGACTTTAATCATACTGCTATTGCAGCAGAATATGACAAAGTTGGAATTGTATACACGATGGCAGAGAAAGAAGCTAAATCGGTACCTTTTATCAATTTGAAGGATGCATCATTCCTAAAGCACTTTGCAGTGTGGGATGAAGAACTCAAGTTATATAGGTCACCGGTGGAGGAGACATCTATTGCCAAAATGTTGCATGCACATTTAGAGTCTGATGTTCTATCAATGGAACAATCAAGTGCGGAAGCCATCAGTAATGTTGCGCTGAAGTATTTTGAGTGTGGTCGTGATGTGTACACCAAAAAGGTGGCACAGTTGGAGCAAGTCGCTCAAGAAAGCGGCATCAAGTTTTACATGGAACCTATTCCGACCTATGATGAAAGGTTGGCATGGTACCGCAAAAAGTTCGACCTTAAACAATAGGTTGAACATCCTGCCCAGCTTGGAGGCTTCTAATATCTCAGCACGACGTTCCCTCATGTCGTACATATAAACCAAATAGGGGTGCGTGTGTGATAATAACGCGTAACTATCTAGTGTTCTGAATTACCTAGTTGAGACGGACAGGTGCACACGTAGACCATTGTATATATAATCCTTATTTAGGGATGAGCCTGGTCAGCCGAAAAAATAGC